CTGCTACAACTTTGTTGAGCAACCTGTCCCGTGTTGACATTTCTAGTCGTACCGTTTCTAACGGGCCATTTACAGACCGTCCCGTTGCCCGTTCTGTTGCGTGTTACTTGGAATCTTTGCTTTTTGTATCCATATTTTCTTTTTACATCGGCGTAACAGTTTGTCCAACCGCCGTGCCACCTCTCGCCGGTATCGACCCAGCCCGTGAGGCACGCCTTACCACTGCACGAAAACGTTTTATGCAGCCAATCGTCTATGATGACGCTTCCAGAATTTGCATTCTTGATTCTCGTCTTGTCCGAGCTGGTGCACCCGGGGCCGAACTTCAATTTCTTTTTTTGTTTGTAGTTGTCACACGTGCCTACGTTTTGCCACTCTGACGTGTCGCAGCACACCTCGGACCCCGCGTTGAGCTGCGCTGAGGTACAATTGCCTGCATATTTCGCGTACTTTAGGCGCTGCGTCCCCGCTTGGCACGACCCGGATTTATCCGCTGACGTGTAATCTATGTAACAGCACGTAGCGCCGTCCCGTGTATTCTTCGCCTGTTCTGGGGAACACAGACCGGCGTTGTTATTGAGACCGTCGCGGACCGTGCGCGTTTCCAGAAGTTTACCATTCGTTTGACACGTACGCGACGTCGTCCACGTCGCGGGACTGTAGCAACAGTCGACGTAACGCGTTGAGCTCGTATCGAGGCTTGGGTCACAAAGTCGCTCGTTGTGCACGACACGCGTCTGCTTCTGCTGACCATTCGCACCGCACTCCCCGGCGTTTTCCCACGTCGGTGCGATGTAGCACGCCGCCACTTCCTGTTCCGTCTGCATTTGCGTTCCACAGTTTTTCACCGTGCGCGATTGTTTAACTTTTCCCGTCACGGCGTCGACCAGACCGTTTTCCCACGGGGATGTGTAGCAACACCCTTCGAATTTTTCCGTCGCGTTCCCATCCGGGTCTCCGTCGTACGGAGCATCGTTAGGACCGCACGCCCCCGAGACTTCGCGCGTGTACCGCTTTGTTGGATTCTCTCCGCCTTCGTCGAGCGCACACCCACGCGCTTCGTCTTCGACCCATTCCGTCTTTTCGCAACACTTGATGCGCTGGGTTTCGCCGCACCATTCGGTGAACGTGAGTTGACCACCATCTTCCATGACGCGCTCTTCGTCCTGCCCGTCGACGGTCACGAGCGCTCGACAATCTTTTCCGTTATCGATCGTCACGCCCCCGACTTGGCGCGTGCCCTTGGGTGTGGAGATGTGGTACTTCTTCTCGCGGAACGTCGCGCCGCACACCTGCCCTTCTGGGAGTTTACACGCGGACCACTCCGATTCCGTGTCCGGCTGTTTGATCCAATCACCGACGCAATCCTGGGGTACCGGCGGGCCCTTACACGAACGCCACTCGACGAGATCATTACACTTGGATGTGTCCCCGTAGTACGCGGCCTCGTACCAGCGCTCGAACCCGTCTTCGCCTGCCTCGACGGGTATGTATCTCCCGGTTTCGTCCTTCGCACCCGTGTTGGTTCCATTTGGATCTTTCTTCACACACCCTTCATGGCCCAACACCTGGGACCCGATGTCGCGATCTTTGACTTTGATCCCCGAGTAGCCACACCTTCCAATCATGACGCCATCCGAGCACTCGCGTTCACACGCGGACGTCTTCGTAAAGGCGCACGTTCCCGACCCCTGGGACGGTTTGAAGAAGAAGGGTGAATCCGGATCGGTTTCTGAAACGTCGCGTGTCATGGTCTGTTGACCCGAGCCACACGTGCCTACCGCGGCGCTTCCACCGTCGTAGAGCGCGGTCTTCGACCCGTCGGCGTTCATTCGCACGCACGCCTGTCCTTCGATCCATCGTCCGCCTTCGCAATTCGATGGACACGGTACTTCGCACTCGCCTACTTTCTCTAGGATATCGCACGTGCCCGTCCCTGATGCGGGCACGAACCCCTGACTGAGACCGAGGTCCAGTCTCTGTCTTCCCGTCCCCGTGCCACACCTTCCTGGTGTGCCGTCAAGAATATTACCGCTGCTATCCTGACACGTGCCCGTCACATCCGTGTACACGGCCTCCTGGACGGAACAATCTCGATTTGCGACGACCGGATCCTGTATCACCGGGTATTCCTGGGCTAATGTGGGGTTGGTATTGACTGGTGTTGGGACACCCTCCGGTAAGGTGTTTTCGCCTTCTTTCGTGAGCAAGTATGCACCCCCGCTCCCGAGCATTAGGATGCTGATGCATAGAAACAGCACGATGATGATAGTCGCCGTGCTCATGCTATGTTAAGTCTACATTTTTTCTGAGTACCTATGGATTTTCTGGTAAATTTTCTTTAAGAAGGGCACAACTCACCTACCTTGTTGCTGCAATTCGTGTTGTCGTTGTAGCTTTTCTTTTTCCTTTTTCCATTCGCGGGGCACGAATCATCACCGCCGTGTGCTCCATTTTGCGTTCTCACATACTTTTGCCATTGGTAGTTGTAGCATGTTGGCCTAGTGGCAAGTCCACCTTTGGTGTGACAGTATTCGTCAAGATCTTGCCAGTACCCGGCGCAGTTAATCGGGCACGGTCCCGTGCCGCACGATACCTGTCGCGTCGACCCGTTGATTTTATCACACTTCCCGTTGTGTGCCGCACTCTTCGTGATTTGGTACGTCATGGTTTTGTATCGAGTTTGACCGCACCCTGCGTAACCACACGAGCCCGCGGTCTCTTTCCCTTCACAATTCACCGGTTTCGGACACGCGTTCACGCTTTCCGATCCGCCGCCTGGGAGAGGTAAGCTCTTGGATTCGCCCTCGACGATGATCGTCTTCGGTGACGGACACGCCCTGCCGCCGTGTCTCTGTTCGCGCGTCGTCGTCCATCGACACGTCTTCTGTAATTGTGACCCGTCGTTCGCGCCCTTACCGGGTGCGACGTCACACACGCCGCAATCCCATCTGCCTTCGCAGTCTACGTCGCAATCGATGACTCTGGTCGAGCTCGCGTCGAGGCTTGGGTCACAGAGTCGCTCGTTGTGTACCACGCGCGTCTGTTTCTGCTCACCCATTGCGCTACACAGTCCGGAGTTCTCCCACGCCGGTGCGATGTAGCACGCTGGCACTTCCTGTTCGGTCGCCGTGTCGGTGTCGCAATTTACGACCTTGCGCCTCTGTTTGACTTTTCCCGTCTCGGCGTCGACCAAACCGTCTTCCCATGGAGACGTGTAGCAGCACCCTTCGAATTTTTCCGTCGCATTCCCATCCGGATCCCCATCGTCTTCGTCACACGCGCCCGTCACTTCGCGCGTGTACCGCTTTCGTGGATTTGCCCCGCCTTCGTCGAGTTTACACCCGTGTGCGGCGTCGTATACCCAGTCACTCTTTTGACAGCACGCGACGCGCTGACTCTCTCCACACCATTCCGTGTACGTAAGTTGACCACCTGGTTGCATGATGCGCTCTTCGTCTTGACCGTCGACGGTGATGGTTGCCGTGCACTCTTTCCCGTTATCGATGGTCACGCCCCCGACTTGGCGCGTGCCCTTGGGTGTGGAGATGTGGTACTTCTTTTCTCGATACGTCGCCCCACAGACCTCACCTGCGGGAAGTTTACACGCGGACCACTCAGAGTCCGTGTCCGGCTGTCTGATCCAATCGCCGACGCAATCCTGAGGCACCGGCGGACCTGAACACGAACGCCACTCGACGAGATTATCGCACTTGGACGTGTCCCCGTAGTACGCGGCCTCATACCAGCGCTCGAACCCGTCTTCGCCTTCTTCGACGGGAATGAAATTGCCCGCTTCGTCTTTCGCGCCCCGTTGAGCCCCGTTCGGGTCTTTCCGAACGCACCCTTCGTGGCCGAGCACTTGGGATCCGATGTCTGTGTCTTTCACCTTGATTCCGGAGTACCCACACTGTCCGACGACGACGCCCTCTGCGCACTCGCGTTCACACGCGACGGTTTTCGACAGCGTGCACGTCCCTTTACCCACCGCCGGTTTGAAATAATGGGGCGAATCTGGGTCGGTATCGGTCGTGATTCTCGTCATGGACTGTTGCCCGGGTCCGCAAGTACCATTCATGGCGGACCCCCCGTCAAAAAGCGCGGTCGTGCTTCCGTCAGAGTTCATGCGCACGCACGCGTCGCCCTCGACCCATCTGCCACCCTCGCAGTTCATCGGACACGGTACTTCGCAGTCACCTTCCTTCTCTAATAGTTCGCACGTCCCCGTTCCGGACGCCGGAACGAACCCCGTGCTCGCCTCGATGTCTAAGCGCTGGATCCCCGTACCCGTGCCGCATTTTCCCGGTGTACCGTCGAGGACTTCCCCGTCACTGCTGACACACGTTCCCTTGACCGGTGTGTAGACGGCATTTTCGACTGAGCAGTCCTGGTTCGCGACGATCGGGTCGTTGACGACCGGGTACTCCTGCTCGAGTGCCGTGTTGGTGTTCGTTGGTGCGGGTACGTTCGGTCCGAGCCCTTGGTCACTGAAACTTACCTTCAACATACCTTTATCACTCATCACCGCGATCGCGGCGATCAGTAATGATATGAATGTCACGAGCACGATCGTCGTCGCTCGCATACTGGTATACTCTGACAATTTTTTTACGCGATCGTCAAAATGTCGCCGCCGCTCGACGTCCACTCGATCGTTCAAGAGATCCGCCGCGAGCTCGGGCTCGGGCACAAGGAGGAGGTGTACCACAAAGCGTTCGAGATCGCGCTTCGGGAAATGGGAGTTCCGTTCGACTCTGAGCGCCACGTGTCTGTATACTTCCACGAGCAGTGCTGTGGCTACGTGAAGCCTGACCTCATAGTAAACAATGAAACCATCCTTGAGTTCAAGACGGTCAAAAAACTCAACGATGATGCGGAGATACAATTAAGACGGTACGTTCGGCTTTTGGGTCTGCGCGACGCGTACCTCGTAAATTTCTGGGGCGTGCCGGATGCGGAGGTTCGGCGCGTGACACTCACAGACGAGCCTCCGGCTTTTGACTCATCATGTAAAGAAACGGAATGACCTTCACGCAATCTTCGTATTGTTTCCTGGACTCTTTAAAATACCTTTCGGGATCTTTCAATCCTTCCTCTAATATCTCGCGCGCGAGTTTCATGTGGTGATTGGCTTCTTCGATGACGTAACGCTCGTATTGATTCAACATCTACGTGCTAATTACTAAATGGTGGCAATAAATTCCCAGTTGAGTGTCGCGCAAATCTTTCTCCATATTTGGTCCTGCATGAACAGTTTCTCTTTGCTTTTCAAAAGCGGGAAGTATTTTAGGTACTCGTCTTCCTCGAGCAGTTCTACGAACTTGTAGAGAACGTAGGAATACGATAAAAAGTTTTTCCTCTCGGCTGGGCAGTGCTTGTCGAACGGTCCCTGGATGTCCCGGAACATCATGCGAAGCCGTTCTTCGAGTACCTGTGGCATCTTCGGTGCCTTTATACCGTTGAGAAGGTTACATATGAACGGTACGTGTTCGTAGTACTTGTTGAGCCTGTTCTTTTTGAGTAGTCCCCTGACTTTCGCGTGTGTGATCTCGCTTCTTTTTTGGATCTTCTGTTTTTTGAGTTCATCCTTGAGTAAATCTATGACGTCATCGGGTATCGTCGTCATCTCCTGTGCCTGGAATTGGGAAAGCCACTCCTGGAAGTGGTTTTCTCGCTTGTATGAGTAGTTGACTATTTTGCTCGTGGATTCCTGCTCTTCCCTGTACGTGAGTTCCTGTGATATGATGGTGTCCACGATGGTCCCGCAGTCTTCGCACACGAGGTCTGAGGTCTCGGTGAAATGCACGACGTTCGTGGAATCGCACGCCGTGCACCGCTCTTCGATCGTCTTGCGCCTCGCGCTCGTCATTGGCATGGCGTCGGTTTGCCCCTCGACCTTGTACAGATACTCGTTGTATATATCTTTTCGTTGGAGTCCTATGGTTTCCTGTGCGTTGAAGACGTTATCCGTGTTCTTTTGTCCCTGGCACTCCTCGTCCTCGGCGTGTGCGTTCATGTACGGCATGCACGCGATGATGTACGCGGCCATCTCACTCTCATATCGTGTCCTGTTCTCGGGGTCGTCATTTATGAGCTTTTCCCAATCTGATATTTTGTTTTCATATCGGCTTAGGAAATTCCCTTGCATGATTACTAGTTAAACCAATGGATAATCTTCTAAGCCTGCTTTTTACGTACGTCATCTACCCAATCTACGCCCTCTGGGTCCGACTGACGCGACCCGCGAACTATTTCGTCGACCGCGCGAGCCTCGAGTACACGATTAAGGGCCGCCCCGAAAGGGGCGAGGCGATCGCCGAGCCCTGGCTCGGGGAGAAGAAGTTTTGGGAGTGGTACAAGACGCCCTGCCTGAACTTTCTCGCGTCTTTCAACCACCCGGACGATTACCGTTCGTCGCCGACGCCTCGGTGCGTTGAGCGCGCGATCTCGCGCGTGAAGTATTATTTCGACGGCAAGCCGTACAAGTTCATTTGCGCGAGATCCGAACACGAGTGGCCTCCACCGGAACCCACCGGGGTCTCGTTTCACGTCCCACTGGTGGAAGTCATTCTCTGTGACGCCGATGGGAAACCGGTGCGTGACATCACGAGCAAGATCAAAAAGTACGCGGGTCCACGCGGCGATTTTCACGGCGAAGAGGTATACATTCGCGATTTGCTTTGCTATCGAATCGATACGTTGAAGAGTGAATTCCCTTTGCTTAGATTACAAAATTCCTTGGGCCTTAAGAAAACCCTGTCGACGCTCGACGCCGTGACTACGGACTTGAAGATACCTTAGTGGCGAGGTAAAATTTCAATTCGCCTAAGTTAGCGACGTTGTATTGCAAAATGAGAAAACGATTACCAGTTTCCTGCATTAACTGAACGTTCGAGCACATGCCTGTAGCTTTCGTGAAGATGTTGAGGTACCGCAGACTGTACGCGCCGTTAAACTTGTGTTCGGTTGTCTCGACGGTTTCGATGCGTGTTTCCTGGTTCGCGAAGTCGCCTTCGCACTGGAGGCGCAACTCATTCGCCTCTCGCGTGATGGTGATGTCCGTGCCGACGTTGCCCATGTCCCGGCACAGACGTTGAAAATCTGCCGACGGGAGCGTCGTCGAGACGATGTTTTCGATCGGGATCTCGGGAACTTCGATGCGACTCTCGTTGATGTCGAGAAGTTTGAGATCGAACTTGGACGTTTGGCGTTTTGCCTCGCTCGCGATCTCGATGTGCAAGTACTCCTTGCACCCTGGTTTAATTTCAAACGTGAGCACGTCGTTCGTCCCGATGGATTTGAACAATTTAAACGTGTTCGTGATGTTGACGCCCGCGATGATTTCGGGTTCGTCGCACTCGTACTCTTCGAAATTCGCGGCGGCGAGTTGTACGTCGATGAGACTCGTGCGCGCCGTGTCTAGGGTGCAGATGGTGATACCTTCCGGTGTGAAATAAATGTTGGTATCGTTCAAAATATCCTTGAGGCACTCGAAGATCTGTCGGAAGGCGGTCGCTTGGATTGTGACGAGTCGCATCACTGGAATTAATTCGATGTATTTCTCTAATTGTTAGCTCACTTCACTCTCGTAGACCGAGCCCTGACCGACGGGTGCTTTAATTTTTTTCTCCAAATCCGGTGTGATCGGCGGTGCGAGCGCCTGGCCGTACGCGTCCAAGCTGAACGAGTTTTCTTGCACGTCTTCGCCGTCGAGCCCACCCATGTTACACGTACTACCGAATTCAAAGTGCGACACTTGTTCGCACGGGAGAAGCGATTCGAGCCAATTTTTTATTTCGTTGCCAATTAATATTTTTCCATTTTTCGTCAACATCGTCGGAACGCGGTTTATCCTGTCGCGATACTGCTCGGGTACGCCGTGTACGTTGACGTCGTGGAACTGCACGATCTGCCTGAGCTGTGGGTGCTTCTGAATGTACTCGATAACGCTTTTCGAGTGAGAGCACCGCTGACTGAAAATAAGCAGAGACATTATTATTTCGTGAATTAATTAATATTAGAGAAATCACGCGTTGGAGCGTAAAGACCATGCATAACACCTGGCAAGAATTGAGGGCTCGAGTCGACGCCATTCCGTCGACGTTTCCTTTTGATTTCCTGATCGAAATCACGAAGGACTGCGCCGCGATCGCACTCTGGATCGGTTACCTGACGTATTATTATTGCGGGCAATTAATTGGGCGACTCAGGGGACCGGTGGACCCGCGCGCGGAACTGCGCTCGCTCGTGCGTCGGCGCTTCGCCCGACTCGATAGCGACGACGAAACGTCCGACGATGAAACGTCCGACGCCGAATCGTCGTCGACTTCCTACGAAGTAGACGAAGACGAAGACTCGAATTAAATGAATTCGAAAAAAATTGTAATTAAATGTTAGGATGGACGCCAGGGTGATTTTCATCGCCGCGCTCGCCGCGTGCATCATCACGCTCATTCCCAACCGCGTCGAAAAATTTACGGAGTGGTTCGATCACGGCGAGCCTTCGAGAGAGGTCGTCCTCGAGGCGGACGAAATTAATTTAAATGCATACGAAGAATTCGAGCCCAAAATTACACACGACCTGATGTCTAAGATGGTGCTCGCGACGAATTTCGCGGTGCAAAAACGTTTGCGCGTGCCGACGTACGTGATCGAGACGACGGCCGTCAAGGCTTACCGACACAAGGATAACGAGGCTGATGTGATTTATGATATTCAGTACATGCTCGTGAAACAGACCGGGTTCGCTCACGGATTCAGCGTGACGTCCACCATCGAAGTGAAGGGCGACGGTGCGCACGTCGAGGTCGTCTCCCTTCGAACGCAACCGATCGACGTAAACTCCCCCGCGGAGACGGCCGTGTACGAATCCATGAGCACCGCGCGCGACTACGTCGACTACGACGCGGTGTTAAATTTCGATTTAAAAAATAACGGTCAAGTTTAGGCCAGGCATGCTCGATATCAAAGACATAGAGGCCATGGAGTCGCGGAAGCGGCAGATGCTCAAGGATACGTACGCCAAGATCTACGAACAGATGTCTCGCAAGCTCGAGTCGGCCGTGAACATGCGTCAGAAGCAGGTCTTTCTCCGAGTGCCTTCGTACGTCGTCGGGTACCCACCGTTCGACCTGGAGGCCGCCCAGAGGTACTTGGCCCGTCAATTCGAACGCGGTGGGTTCGACGTGCAGTGCGTAGGGTCGGTGGACATATATGTCAGTTGGGCGTCGGTGAGCGCAACGAAGCGAAAGAAGAAGACGGAAACGCAGGCGTCGGCGCTCGACGACTTCGAGCTCCCGTCGTTCATCAATTTGAAAAAAGCGGCGAACCAGTGGAGATAAACTAAACCCTAGGTAGGCTGTGGAAACCAAAACTGCAATTTTCAATTTGCGGTGACTTTAGGAAAATAAAAAGTGTCTATTGTAGTAATATGAGTGATTTATCCGTACTAGTGGAGGCAAAGAAAGAGTACATCGCCCAATTGGCGACGTGCATGAGCGAGCCCATGGTCGACGTTTTCCAGCGCATGTATCAGGAAGCCACCAAGAATTCGAAGGGCAAAAAAGTCCTCATGACGTTCCAGGCGCTCCTCAAGGATACGCCCAACTGGTCGAACTCCATGGTGAAGGGACACACGGACGCCGTGGTCAATTCGTGCTCCTACTTCGGCGATCTCCTCGCGGCCGTTTTCGTCGCGTCGACGAAGATCATGAGCAGCGTTCGTCTCCGCCAGGACACGCGCAAGATCTCGCTCAAAATGCCGAGCAACGAGACTTTCGTGCACACGGTGTACATCAACGCCGCGCGCGACTTATACTCCGACCCGTACGTGTACCACGACGACATGCCCGAGCACAAGCGCGACGCGGACTTGCGCGTGCGTTTCGCCCGCGTCATCGAGGACAGCGTGAAGGAACTCATTCCAATCAAGGAAATTCTGAGCACCTACATGGCACCCGCTGCGCCCGAAGACGACCCCGATCAGAAGGACATCGATCTCAGTGAAGGCATCGAGGACGCGGAGGATCCGGAAATCGTGTCGGATGACGAACAAGGGGAATTCGATGAAGAAGATGGGAGCATGATGGAGGGCGACGAAGACGAGGAGGAAGAAGAAGAAGCACCGCGTCGCGAAGAAGAAGACGAGGTTCGAACCATGCCGGTGCAGGCTCCGATGGACCCGCAAGCCGCGCCCCCCGCTCCCGTCCCTGCGGGACCTCCCGTCATCAACGAGTTTGGTCCGCCGCGCCCGCAGCAGCCGCAACCGCAGCCGCAGACGGATGCGACCTTCTTCTCGAACGCACCGGACGGTCGCTTGCGTCGAAGATAAATTTGTGTGCGTAAAGTAAGCATAGCATGAGTCAATCAGCTGACGTTGCCGATTACTTGCGTGACCCGGTTTCTGCTGCCATGATCGCTTCGGTGGCGACCGCTGCGTACATCCATTTCAAGTCAAAACTGAACAACGAGGGCCCGCGAGAGCTGGTGGAGTACACGAAACCCTCCGCGCTCGTCGGTATTCTTGTGTACGTCATCGTCTCGGGTGGTATCGGTCAGCGGGAGACCATCTCAACCGAACCGTTCAGGTGATGACGCGATAATTTAGAGAAATGATTATATGACCACCTAGTACATACGTGAACATGGCGTCCGTCGGTGCTTTCAATGACATGATGGCGCAGTTTTTGTCCGAGCTTCAGAAGACTTTGCCGAGTGAGAAGGGAGTCACGAAGGCCATCGCCGGGTTCGAGCTCATGCGTTCGGCCAACCCGAGAAAGGTGGTCGATACCTTCATGACATCGATCGCTCCCTACTCTGCGAAAATCGCCGCCCAGGACGCCACGTTCATCGAAGATCTCCGTAACGTCGAGGGACTCAAAGACCTCAATCTCGCCGCGTCGTGGGCGAGCATGTCCCCGAACTCTCAGGGCGCCGTCTGGTCCTATCTCCAAACGCTCTCACTTCTTGGCACCACTATCAGTGCCCTTCCGGCGGAGACTCTGGGCATGATTGAAAACATCGCGCAGGAGTGCGCGGACGGCATCGAGCAAGGCGGTGAGCTCGATCAAAAAGACTTGATGGGTGCCATGTCGAAGATGCTCGGCAGTATGGGACTCGGTGGTAAGAAATAAAATATCACTCTTTTGTAATGAGCACTCAGGTGTGGTTCGATGACATCAAGCAAATCGTGCGCTCTGACCGGGTGACGCAGTTCTGGCCGAACGACAGGCAGAGCGTGGAAGAACGCGTCAACGCCGCGTCTAGATTTATTATTTACGGCACTTGCGTCCTTTACGCGACGAAGCGTGACCTCCGCGTCTTTATCCTCGGGGCCATGGCGCTGGCCATTCTTTACGTCATGTACGAGAATGGAATGATCGAGTCTCCGGCGGTTTTAGATGTCGCCGCGCCCGCGTCCGCAACTGCGTCCGCAACTGCGTCTGCGCCGTGCCGAGCGCCGTCGGAAGACAATCCCATGGCGAACGTGCTTCTCGCGGACACGGGGTCGGAACCGCGCGCGTGTCCGTACGGCGACGTGAAGGAGTTCGTCCAGCATTTTGCCGAGAACAGAGTGGAATACGATGCCGGTCGCTCACGCACCGCGCTTCCAATCTACCAGAGAAACGCGCACGCCCGTCAGTTCGTGAGCGTCCCAGGACATGCCGAAGACCAGACCGCGTTCGCGGAGTGGCTCTATGGAAAGAAGAGCGCGAGCACGTGCCGAACCGACCCGTCGAGATGTGACCCGAATGTCCGCGGTGTGCAATTGGAAGCCTACGGTGGCATCGGTGATGGTACCTCTCATGGGCGGCTTGGATCGCGATTCTCGCAAAGCACGCCGTAAACAATAATCTTTAGGTATAGTATAATGGCTCAGCAGCTTTCAGGCCTGATCAACCTCAACAGTGGGGTCATTCCCTCCGTGAAAGCCGGTGAAGACGTCTTCATTTATCCTCAGAACTCGAATGATAGCATTCCGGCGGGGCGTCCGAATACCATGCTCTACGGAACCGCGCCGTACAAAGGTGGAAAGGGTGCGCCGAGCCACTTCATCGAAACGAGCGACGAATTGCGCCCGCAGTCCACGACTCGTTTCGGTAAGACCATCGTGCAACCAACAGAACACACCTTGTTTCCAGTCCACACAAACATGGCACCCGCACCGGTGCCCATTCCGAGAGAGTACGCGTCTTCGCGCGCCGACGTACAGAACGAGCTTTTCAATCAGCGGTACGCGTCGCAATAAATAAAAATCGTACCATGTATTAGAACGATGGCTGATCCCATCTCCTTGCTCGCCGTCGCTGGATTAGTGTTTGCCGGGCGCAAGCTCAGCGAGGACCCCAAGCCAACGACCGCCGCGAAACCGCTCGATATCGGGGCCCAATCCGTCTCCGCGACCCCCGCAATGGTGGACGTCGCCGCGAGACAACAACAGGAGATCGATGCCGTCCCAGCGTGGGAGCCGCAGGACGACATTCCGATCGTTGTCACGCAGAAGCGGGAACAAATGAGTTTCGGTGAGGTTGCGCCACAAGCCCGGTCCTCCGGTGCCGAAATTCTGGGCATGCGCGATCGCATGCAAGACGTCGGTCGAATGAACAATCTCGCGCCCGTGGAGCGTCAGAACGTCGGACCGGGTCTCGGTGTCGACGCGAACGTTCCCGCGATCGGTGGGTATCAACAACTGTTCCGCGTGAATCCAACCAACGTCGGTGAGTACCGCTTGCACCAACTGCCGGGTGTGATGAACCACGCCGCGGATCAGACGGGTGGCCGTCCGAGCGTTTTCGGGCAGATCGGCCACAACCGCCCCGAAAAAACCGCGTACCTTCCCGAGCGATTACCGCCGACGCGTGGGCGATCCACCGCGTTCGGCCCCACGCCCAGAGGTACCCACGTCAAGGGTGCCATCCCGACCAATCGCGCCGATACTGGTACCCGCGCGGACGGACTTCAGTACGCGCCCGCGGCGCGTTTCATCTCCGCGCCGACCGAAGCGCAACCACCGACGCGTTTCAAGTCGGACGACAACACGCAGTTCGGTTACGCGAACCAACCGAGTCCGGGTGTGAGCATTTGGAGACATGGCTACCAACAGTCTCCGCTCGCGCAGGTCGGTAGCGGGAGCACGAACGCGGAGCTCATGGCGCGCGGCCTCAGACCTGAAGATCGTCGGGGTCAATTCAACCGCGCGGGTAATCCTGGTCGCATGAACGTGCGTGAGAACGCCCTGAAAGCGGGAGGTGCGCTCTCCTCCGTGCGCACGGACCAGACCAGGATGGATTCGAGATTTGGCCCGCCTTCCGGCGGATGGATGCAGCAGTACGTGCAACCGAACTTCAACAAATTCAATGCGTACAAGGGCAAAGAAAACCCGCACGCGCGCACACTGGGTATCGCGTCGCAACAGCTCGCCGCGAATCCGTTCGCGCAAGACATTAGCCGTTAGTAATATGTTATGCGATTGAGCGAGCTACCTCGTTCATCGGATAATAACACTCACTCACTCCGCGACGCGACGCGTGAAATTTCACGCAACCGCGGCCACACCGCGGCCAAGCCTCGGCGTGGCCGAGACGCGAGGGTATCGCCAGTCGTTGACGCGCGTGGCCATGGCCGCCTGCGATGACACGGCGTCTGAGAAGGACGAGGGTCGAGCCGGTCTTCCCGGCGTCGTGATGGTACCCCTGGAAGAGGTGACCATGTGGGTGCGTGACCCCGGGACGGGCGCGTCGACGCACGCGCACTACGACGAGCTGAGTGAATTCATCGTGTTCAATTGTCAGCCTGTGAGTTCGGGCTCGGACGTGTACACCGCGATTTCGGAAAACCTACCCTGGGACGCCATGCCGTTGAACAAAGTGGCGCGTGGACTCGTGCTCCCTAAAAAGCCCGCCGACCACGGGGACGTCGCGTACGGTGTAGTCTGTCGCGCCGACAAGCGTCTTTCGAACGAAGACCACGTCATCGACGCGGCGAAGGCGCACGAGCTCCTCACGGCGGAGGGCATGGACGCCACCCGTGAACTCGTGCGACTTTCGGTGGCTGAACTGGACCCGCTCGGGTACGCCGCCCACAACGCCGCGTTGCTAGTGAACGCCGGGTACCTCAAACGGTCCCTCCGAATCGACCTGGCGTGGTCTGCAATCATACTGTTCATCCAAGACAAAACCAGAAGGGGGAAGGCGCTACCGTCGTCTTTCTTCTCTTTCATGGTAGACCCGGGGCCTGTTGACATATCCCGCGATTTGCACGGGCTCGCGGAGCCCTTCGAGCGACCGTTTGAGGTGATGAGTCTGTGGTGCTTTTCGGTGCGCCGCGCGATGGACAAGTACGACATAGCACCGCCCGCCCGACCTGATTTTGGACGCGTGATATATAACAAGGCGGTCCGGTTACACCTCGAAGACGTCGGGGTACTACCCCGATGTCCGATTCAGAAGCCAAATCGAAGCTTACCGACCGGCGTCGATGGTGGGATCGACGAAGCTAAGATAATATCGGACTGGGAGACCGATACGTGTGCGAAGGACTGCGGATCGCGCGAAGAAGCGGCTGCTTTTTACGAGGAAGCCATGACTTTTCTTCAGTTACTTGCGCAGTCGCAGTTCGCAAAATCGTTTCGTGGTAACCTTCCGGAGATGCGAAGGATGTACGCTGACGAGTTCCCCGAGCTCTGTCAACAAACCTCGGGCGGGGCGAGCATCGAGTCGTTCCCTGCGCACGTGATTCGCGCTTGGAAGCGCATGCCTCTTCCGGACCAGGCCGGCTTTGTCGAGCTACTCGGCATGCAGGTGCGAACGCACAAGTTCATGGGCGGTGCACTGGACGATACGTTCCTGCGTCGGTTGAACTACGAGATCCGTCGAGGGTTAACGGCCGACATGTACGATGGATGGGCGCGCGTTTTTCAGTTACGAAACAAGGAAGAAAACATGACTCTTTTGAAAATGGTCGTGCAAATGTCCTACATGATGTTATTCCTTGAGGAGTACCGAGGCGAAGGGAATGAAGTATACGCGGAGCGCGCGCAAATCACCCGAGACGCGACCCGGCGACTGCGTGAAGTTTGCGAGACGGATATAATCAATCCCAACGTGGCGCAATCGGATTTAGAATTGAACCCAATTTTCTTGTAATGTCACACCTGCTTCCACTTCTGCTTGAGACTATTCATCATGGACAAGTACACGCCGTTCGGTATATCTTCCCTGTGTTCGTCTATGGTACTCTGCGTCAACCTGAGCGCGTCCCTTTTCGCGCTTCGTGACAACTTCTCGAGGAATTCGGGTGGGAGATCGCCCGGTTCCAAAACGAAGTCCGGGTAACAACGGACGCCGTGGTAAAACGGAAGTAGCATTCTCGCAACCGTTCTCAAAATCAACTCTACAGTCCTGCGGTGAGCACTGACGTTCAAGTGTCGTATAACGTTGCACCGTTCGAAAAAAGCAGCCGCGCACCGCAAACATTGCGATGCGCCTATGAGTTCACACAGCTCGACTGCGACTGAGAGTGGATAGTCGTCGTCGTTTAGAACACGGTCAAAGGTCGCCCACGCCTTCCACTTTTCCGTGTTCCCGGGGCCGTTGGTAAACGCGCACGCGTGTTCTCGGTCTTCCGGGTGCATGCACTCCCTCGTTGGAAACCCTGGGTGATCGCGCGCTAGTCTGTCCGCCCTGACGATCTTTACGCACCGATCGCAACACCGTGCGTTTTCGTTCGTGAACGTTGGGTACGCCGAGTTTGAACCAACGCGTGAGTTGCATGCGGGGAAACAGCACGCCGCGTCTCGACGAGTGTTCGATCGCTCGTCGGCGTCGTCGTCGTCGTCCAGCGTGACGACGATCGCTTCGTGCGGGGACTCTATTCGTGGTCGGGTTCGTGATCGGGTGCGCATGCCTGCCCGTCCGTCGCGAAGTGGAGTCGCGGCGCGTGAAAATTCACGAGGTTCCTAGGGTTTTAGGCGCGCGACGCGTCCCGAATCCTCATTATGCGACGCACATGGGTGCTTTCAAAACTCTTTCGGACACACTCGAAAACGCCCCTTACACGGAGTTCGACCACGCTAAGTATGGGAGACTCCGCGTAAAAGACGTACCCGTGACGCGTGATACGTTTTATCCCTTAATACGGGGTCTTATATGGGCGCTCGAACAAGTTTCGGACGAATGGGGTGGTGAAGGCGTGGTTCGCGCGGACGTATGGTTTGTGGTGAAGGAATACGCGTGTGCCGGTCTCATAAAGAACGTGCTTTTAGCCCATGATTTGCTGTCAATACTCGCGAACGGTGAATTAGACGGTGACCAATTCGTGCGCCTGAGTGCGAGTTCGTTACACGCGTTTTACGACGAGTATTTCGACGATGACTCTCGCGCTCGAGTGGACCCCGCGCTCAGGCGGATCCAGTGCGTGCTCGAGCGCGCGACCGGTCGCGCGATCACGGAGGGTGAATACATCGACGCGTGTGCGGACATCGCGACTCTCTACACATCTAGCGCGTGGTGAAATATAATATCAGCCCATGGTAAATGACGAACCACCCACTCCTTCAATTGTACGCGCTCACAGAGAGGCGGATGGAAATCAACCGCGCGTTCAAGCACATTGGTAAGAAACAGGAAAAGCTCAACAAGTTGCTCGACAAACAGTTGGCGGCGTATAAGAAACGTGACATCAAGACCGCGCATAAACTCATCGACAAGATCGACAAACTCTCGAAGGAAATTCGCAGCGACTGGAACAAGGTTCGTCGATAGCGCGCGAGACCTCGCGGATTAAATAAATCTCTCGATATACTAGCTAGCAACAATGCCATCGACGCACACGGCGGATTTCAGTTCCGCCGCGTTGAAAGCGATCGATCTCGAAGCCGTGGAAAAAGTCAACGTCGGCCTCGAGACCGACCAGGTCAGGAAACACGTAAACATCGTCGCGGACGCCCCCGAAATACGCATCCAGGACAAGACGGGGTCCGCCCCGGAAGTCAATCAGACGACGCTCGCGATCGTCGCCGACGGTGGCGCCGCCCACTTTCGCACGGGTACGACGACGTTCGCCGAGGGCGGTATCGAAACGAAAGGTGACGTCAAGTTCCAATCGTCCACGGGCGATACCACGCACGTCGTCATCGATGGCGCGTCCGGAAAGCTCGAATTACAGGAAGGCGGACTCGCGCTCAAGCTCGGGTCCAACGTGTCCGTCACGGGCGGGTCCGCCGTCGTCCAGGAAATCACGGGGCCGCACGGGCGGGGCGTCGTGCCCTTGCGAAAGTATCCGGAGGTTGTTTTCGAGGAAGGATCGTTTGGTGGGAATGACTCGACTAACACGTACACACAGGGTGGGTATACTGTGAGTTCGAGTGGACAATACAATGAGTCCTTTGCAGTTTGGACAATGTTTGATGAAACGGAAGATGATGAAGAATTTGGTGGTTGCTGGATTGATAGTAATAATACCACTTATGCAAAGGAATCTGCTGATGCCTATGGAGGACTAGTTGGAAATGTTCTTTCTACGGTTCACACTACAAACACATTAAAGCTAGCATCTAACACACCCGTTGGTGCTTGGTTTACATTAGAATTACCACATTCCGTGAAGTTGGATTATATCAACATGCGTCCCAGGTTGCATGATGAGAATGTATCCGCACAGTCTTTTCCGAGAGAATTTGGAATTTGGGGTTATGACGGTGATGCATGGGTATTAATCAAGTCGGTCACGGGACACGCAAGCGAAAGTGAAACAGGTTATGTAAAAACTTCGGTAAACGCAACTACGTCGTACAAAAAATTTGGTTTTGTGATTACTCGAACGAATGCAATCGGTGGTTCTAATAGCGACGACAGAAACTTCGTTGCAATCGGAGCTCTAAAAATCTATGGCTACGAAGATAGGAACACGGCCGGTGATTCCTCGGTCGACGTCGCGTTAAAGTGTGCTTTCAACGCACCCGATTCGGCGTCGCAGTCTCTATACATCGATGCGAACGAAACGGGGTCGAGCGTCACGGATCAGAGCGGGTCGAGTCTCGCCGTGACCGCGAATCAGGTCACGTATGATTCCACCGATAAGGCGTGGGTGTTCACGGGCGATGCTACGTCTAACATCGTGAGCGCTGATCTCGGGTTCGAGGGCGATCGACCACACTCTGTGTCTCTCTGGTTTAACGCGGCGAACGTGACCTCGAATGCCACACTGTTCCACGTGGGGACCGAGGCGGGTGAGGGCGATGCGAAGACCGCCATCTCACTGACCGAAACGGGACACTTGGGTTGGATAGATGGCGGTGATAACCAGTTCCTCTCCTCAAACACGTGGCACAATCTCGTGTACGCCACACAAGGGGGCGGTGGCGTCCGCACGTGCTACCTCGACGGCCGAAAGCTGGGGGACGCCCAAGTGCAAGACACGTCCGGGGAGTACCCACCGTTTGCGATGACGGGGTACTCACAGGGTGGGTATACGGTGAGTGCGAGTAGTGAATATTTAACGGATAGTAATAATGTAAGACCCGCGTGGGGTGCACACAATCCCAGTGTAAGTTATACGACTTCTACGACTGCTGGTGTATGGATGACCGACTTTAATAAATACAGTTCATCTTCTCCATACGCAGCCATTGACGGTGATACGTTTACGGATTCAGACGGTGGTACACACAATGGACACTGGAACAAAATAGAAATGCCACACAAATTGGTACCATCTTCTGTATACTTTACAAATGGGGGTACATTTAGCTCAGCACGTCTCGCAACTATTTGGGTCATATTAGGTAGCAATGACGACACGAATTGGGATTTACTTCTATCGTCTACGACAACGTTAAACCAAGCTACACAAACTTTTCCTATAAATACTTCCACTAGCTATAAATATCTCATGTTCCTGTGTAAAAACATCAATGGTGAAGACGCACTGGTCGTCGAACATATGCGTTTCTACGGTCACAAAGAGAACGACACCACTCGCTTCCCTATCTCGTCGACAGTGCTGAAATATCCGCACATCGCGATGACCGGGTACGCCCAAAGAGGGTATGTGGTGACGGTGAGTAATGAGACACTCTCCGACGGTAATCGCGCCTGGCATGCGTTCGATGAAGATGATTCAACTTACTGGAAGTCTGATGAAAAATACACTAGTGCTGGTGTAGAAAATACATCAAGTGGACTCACTGATACGTCTAGCACGGCACATGGTGGAGAATATATTGTATTGGAATCACCGAGCAAACTCAAAATCACGGGGTTTAATTTAACGCGTGACGGGACGAA